CAACTAAATCGCCAACATAAGTAAAGTCTCGTTGCATGTCACCTTCGTTATAGATGTCTATTTCTTTTCCTTGAGACATTAGATCTGCAAATGTGTGTAAAGCCATATCAGGTCTACCATATTCTCCATAGACTGTATAAAACCTTAAGCCGCTTGAAAGTAATTTAGATGTTTTAAATTGTTTTTCATTTACATATTTAGACCAAGCATAAGGATTAAGATGATCAGAATCTGCTGTAGATGATGATGCATATATAACAGGTATTTCATAATGTTCACATGCATGAATCAATCTTTGCGTTGCAGTTATATTTGTATCAATATACATTTGTGGATTCTCTAAAGAATGTCTCACACCCGCATGCGCAGCTAAATGAATAACTGCATCATAGCCTTCTAAATAATGGGCCCAAGGGATAATCTCTATATCATAATCAACAATCTTGATACCAAACTTATCTTTTAATATGTTTGCCCTATCATGTTTTAATTGAGGATCATAGTAGTCATTGAAGTTATCTACACCTTCAACTTCATAACCATCCATCGCTAGCTTCTCAGCTAAATGAAACCCAATAAAACCAGCAATACCAGTAATATAAACTTTATGCATATTCCATAACCAATTCTAATCCTTTCTTTTTCTTTTCTTTCTCTTCCTTTGCAAAGTCTTTTACTTGCTTATCAACTTCTTGTATCTTCGAAATCTTTTCACGAAGTGTGTCAAGGAATGATTGGTCAATAGGACTATTCATATCAATAGCAGATACAAACTCTTCGATGTTTGCTTGCTCCATAAATTTAAATTTGATGTCAGCTTGTTTCTTTTCCTTTACAATACGTCTTATAAAAGCAAAGTAAGCTATCTGTGTAAAATATGAGAATGCATTAGGTTTACCTGTACGAGTAGATGCATCTATTCTATAATTATATATTGCTTTAAGACAATTCTCAACACCATCCATTACCATTTCATCTCGGTATGTATATCGTACAAAGTTTGGTTTATGAGATAGACCTTCACATATTTTCATAAAACATATTGCGATATAATCTGGTACAACTGGATTCTTTGTTCCAGCTTCTTTAGCTGCATTCGCTTGAGTAACATAGTCGACAACTGCATATGAGAAGTCTCTATTATTTACGTAATGGGGTTTGTCACGAGGTTTAATTTTTTCAGGCATAATATTTCCTATTAGTTCAAATGTATTACCATTATAACATAAAACAATCAATTGTACATAGTTAAACGCTAAAAGATGAGCCGCATCCACATGTTGTTTTAGCATTTGGGTTACTTACAATGAATCTTGCACCTTGCAGATCTTCTAAATAATCAATTGTAATTCCTTCTAAGTATTGATAGCTCATAGGATCTACTAAAACTGTCACACCGTTTTTCTCAATGTCATAATCACCATCAAGTTGTTTTTCATCTAACTTAAAACCATAACTAAAGCCTGAACATCCACCGCCCATAATATACACACGTAGTTTTTCCTCAGCTGATTTCATTCCAGCTACTTTGGTTGCTGCATTATCAGATATTTGCATATTTGTATTCCTTTAAGTAAGGTGCTAATTCAAATATATCTTCATTATTTTGACGTGCAATTAAACAAAAATCTATCCATTCCATCATTTGCTTATGAATTTTTGGGTCTTCTCGAGTCTCTATACCATCAAATGGTAATACACTTCGTACATTTTTTATTCCTCTTACATCTATACCCGGGCTTTTCCAAAAATCATCGATAGGTGCATCCATATTTATATAATATTCTTGTAAATATTTTTCTAATCTATTAAAACCTTCTTCAATATGTTTTGATTTTAAATATATAGGTGAACAATATTTTGGGAATGTAACAATATTACCCAAATTAATTCGTGGTACACCTTTAATATTTCTCCAAAATTCTATTAATTCTGGCATATGCATCCAATTATATATTGATATCGTTCCAAATACTATAACATTTCTTTCAGCATATTCATGATATCTTTTTATATTATTTACGGTTTTATCAAAGTGGCCACCTCGTATCCAATCATATAATTCGTGTGTACCATCTATACTTGCCTGAATATTAACATCATCTATACGATGTAATAATTCAATAACCTTATCAGTAACTAACTGAAAATTGGTAGATATTTGTACCTTACATTCTGGATTTGTATCTGCAACACATTCTAATATTCTTATATTATTAGGATCTGCAAATGGTTCTCCACCTTTGATTGTTAAATGCTCTAATCCTGGAATGATCTTTAAGATCTTCTGTATATCTTTCTCATTCATCTTATACATTGATGTATGAAATTTATGATTCTCATTCCTAAATCTTTTACCAACATCTATAGCATGTTGTTCATACGGTGCCCATTTAGATGAATATTTGCCTGAACATGTAACACACATTTGATTACATATGTTACTCGTAGATACTTCTAAAAATTTTAATCCTGTTTCTGAGAATTCGTATCGATTATATGCATTAAACCGAGCTGCCCGACCTGCTTCAGCATGATGTACACATACTTTACATTGTACTGGAAATTTTTCATTTCTAAAATTTTGTCTTATATCATTATAAACATCAGAATGGAAGAATTCTTCAATATCTTCAATATCTTTTATGTGGCCGATATGCACATGATCGCTGGCACAGCATAAAACTATTTCACCCAATGGGCTAATCGTTAATCCAGTTTCAGGTACTAAACATTTCATAATTTATTTTCAGTCAAGTATGTACTTTGCTGTATTTATATGGTATAATAAGAAAGTCCTTTCTGCGGAGGGATAGGATAAGAGGACTAGTGGGTTGTCGCGTTACCTTTCATTACCCTTACTTGTTCTTCCATCATCTCTTTATCAGTTTGGATCTCATCTAATATAATCTTCATATAGTGTGCCTTTACATCATCATTAACATCTGACGTGACCATCACGTTAAAGTCTTCGAGAACATGTAATTTTGTAGTAGAAAATGGTAACCACGGTGTCATAACATAATGAGAATCAGGTTCTACATGAACATGCATTGGTTCTTCTATACCAATAAGTGCACCATTAGACTCGTCATCTAAGTTATGTGTGTATGCAATAATCGATTCTCCTGAAACTAATTTGAAGAACTTGACAGGTAAATCTGATATTTCGTGCGGGAAGTCTTTGTCCATATACTTATTTATAATAATTTAACCTCATGTATCTTAAACTTAAATCTTTCTTTACTATATATTTTAACTCTTTCACCACTATGATTTAAGGTATAATTCTTATTAGATTTCCAGTGTAAGTCATCTGCAATGTCATAAACTGTGGTATCAAGTGTACTCTTTCTTAATCCTCTACCAATTGATTGTAATACTCTTATTTGAGATTTAGATGGTGATGCAAATATAATATTATGTAGGTTAACTATATTTATTCCTGTAGAGAATGTACCATATGAACACACCAATATAGCATTAGACTCTGTCTCTGTAATCGCTCTAATTTCTTCGCGCGTGTCAGCAGGTGTCTTACCACTCACATAAAATACTTTTCTTTTATCATCTGTTGACTTATCTATCAATCTAAATAATGGTTCTCCATGCTTCTCAACATATTGGAATAATACTAATGTATTACCTTTAAGATCAATAGCTAAATTCTTTATAAAGTTATTACGTTTAGATGATGTAACAATCCAATCTACCTCATCTTGGTATTTCATCTTACTTACTTCTTTACAATGCTCATCTTTATGTTTAAGTAATAATATATCAATCGATATATTGGCAAGATCTCCACGATCAATTAACTCTTTACTTGTTGTGATATTCTTATGTGGTCCAAACAAACCTTCGAGGACAAGCTTATGTGTTTGTGTACCATCTAATGTACCTGTTAAGCCATATCGATAGTTTGCATTCACACATTTAGTAAGGATACTTGTAAGTGATTTAGCTTTAAATCCATGAGCCTCATCACCAATCACCATACCAAACTGTTCGAAATATCCTTTTTGCATTTTGTATATAGACTGCCACGTAGACACATAGATCTTTTTAGTCTTATGACCTTTATCTTTACCAGCCATAATTTCATGACACATACCTTCTGCATCAAACAATGCATCATTCTCAGAATACTTTGCAAAGTCTCCCACCATTTGTTTAACAAGTGATGTAGTAGGAACAATTAATAATACCTTATCTGCAATATGGTCATAGCTCATATCTAAGTAGTATCTCATCATAAGATATATGATATAAGATTTACCTGAAGCTGTAGGACTTACTAATAAACCTCGCTTATTCTCAAGTGCATATTGTACTGCATCTAACTGGTAATCTCTTGGCTTGAATGGTAATATATATTCATCGATAAAAGACATATCGACTTCTTGATGTGCACCGGGAAGGTTAGCCTCTGATTTAATACCATGAGGTAAAATTTTTACTGCTATATTTCTATCTGCAGCAAATGATTTAATATATTTGTATAAACCAGAATATATAGATTGGTCTCTTAGATTAAGTAATCTTACTTTACCATCCCACATTTTATTTCTAAATTGTGGCATGAATTTATAACCAGGAACAAAGAATGTAAAATACTCTGCTAGTTCTTGTATGATTCCTTTATCATCACA